CCGACGCAGAAAGTGCTACATTAATTACCAGTGACCATGATCCATTAGACAAGGACTTTATTATTGATGAGCGCACTGAAGAAGGCTTCTACAAATTTAAAAACGGTATCGATGCTTGTATTAGCAGAGGTCTTGCTTATGCCCCTTACGCTGATCTCTTATGGTTTGAAACTTCGACGCCTGATTTGGCACAAGCTAGAAAGTTTGCTGATGCCATCCACACTGAGTTTCCGGACCAAATGCTTGCTTATAATTGCAGTCCTAGTTTTAATTGGCGTAAGTATCTAAGCAGACAAGAATGTGTTGAATTCCAAGCAGAGTTGGGTAAAATGGGATATAAATTTCAGTTTATTACACTAGCAGGCTTCCACAGTGTTAACCTTGCTACATTCAGCTTGGCTGAAGCATACGCACAAGAAGGTATGGGTGCCTATAGTGACTTGCAAATGTTAGAATTTTCCGCAGCCGCGAAAGGTAAGTTCACTACAGTTAAGCATCAGCGAGAAGTTGGTGTCAGTTATTTTGATGCCATTAGCGAAGCAGTTGGTGCAAAGAGCACAGTGGCAAATAAAACATCAACAGAGGCAGATCAGTTTCATTAAAATGAGCAAACAGCAATATAACTTAACTACAAAAACAGACTATTTACATCGCAGGATGTTTCTGGACCCAGCCGGTCCAGTTACTATTCAACGATTCGAAGAAGTCAAATATAAAAAGATTGCAGACTATGATAGTATAGCTCGTGGTTTCTTTTGGCAACCCGAAGAGATTAGCTTAAGTAAAGACGCCAATGACTTTAAGGATGCCAGTGAAGCAGTTAAACATATTTTTACATCAAACCTGTTGCGCCAAACAGCATTAGACAGTTTGCAAGGCCGTGGCCCAACACAAGTATTCACTCCTGTATGTAGCTTGCCTGAAGTAGAAGCATTGATGTACAACTGGGGTTTCTTCGAAACCAACATTCACAGTAAAAGTTACAGTCATATCATTCGTAACATTTACAATGTTCCTAAAGAAGTCTTTAATACGATTCACGACACTAAAGAAATTGTGGACATGGCCAGCGGAGTAGGCAAATATTACGACGACCTGCACAAGATCAACTGTTATAAAGAGATTGATCCTCAAATGGCAGGAGAAGAAGCGCACATTCGAGCAATTTGGATGGCATTGAATGCTAGCTATGCACTGGAAGCATTGCGGTTCATGGTTAGCTTCGCCACAAGTCTAGCAATGGTAGAGAACAAAATCTTTATTGGTAACGGCAACATTATCTCGTTGATTTTACAAGACGAGTTGCTACACAAGGAATGGACTGCATTTTTAATCAATCAAGTAGTCAAAGAAGATCCCAGGTTTGCTAGAGCCAAAGTTGAATGCGAAGCAGAAGTCATGGCCATGTATATGGATGTTATCCGTGAAGAAAAAGCTTGGGCAGACTATTTGTTTATGAAAGGACCTGTTATTGGCTTAAATGCAAACATCCTAAAAGAGTTTGTTGATTACACAGCATTATATGCACTCAAGGATATAGGTATTAAATACCAAGCAAGTGCTCCTAAGTCAACACCAATCCCTTGGTTTAACAAGCACAGTGATACAAGCAAGAAGCAAACAGCATTGCAAGAAAATGAAAGTACAAACTATGTTATCGGCGTTATGAGTGATAGTTTGAATTATGATGAATTGCCAAGTTTATAAGGAAATAATATGAGAATACAGCACTTGCTTGAAACTGTTGACGATAGCTGGTTCAAAGACGGCTTTAAAACTTTTAAAAAAGCAACCCCAGTAAAGTATCAAGTAGCAAATACCGACGGCACATTACAAACATTAGAAGGCCCTGTTAGCTATAAAGCAGGTTACTATATAATGACTGGTCCCAAAGGCGAGCAGTACCCTATTACTCCTGAAAAGTTTGCCACATTATATGACGATAACAGTAATGGTACCGGCACTCCAAAGAAGATTGTTAAAGTAGCTAAACTAGCTGATCACGCTGGGGTAGTTAATACTAGTTGGGGAGAACCTTTAAATTACACAGCAGGCAACGATATTATAGTGCGACACGGTCCTAATGACTATGGCGTAGTTAAAAAAGATATTTTTGCCCAAACATATGATACATCGGAAATGAAATAATGAAAATAGAAATTTACACAAAAGATCAATGCCCATATTGCGTACAAGCAAAAAACTTGTTTAAAAGTAAGGGATGGGAATTTACAGAACACTACATTACAGCAGAAACAAGAGAAACATTGTTAGAAAATCTAACAACTAGGTTGGGACAAACGCCACGCACAGTGCCCCAAATCTTTATCGACGATCAGGCCATTGGTGGTTATACTGATCTAGTAGCGTGGTTAAAAACTCAATAAATACATATATGTTAAAAGAAAATAAAATAGGAAAAGTTGTCAGTATGAAAATGACCAGCGGCGACGAAGTCGTTGGTAAAATCACAGGACAAACAGCAGAGGGCTTGACTATTGCCAAGCCAGTTATTCTTGCTGCTAGCCGAGATGGTTTGACAATGGTTCCTTTTATGATGACTGCTAACCCAGACGGAGAATACTTGTTCAAAGCACACAATATCATGTGTGTTGCAGACACTAACGATCAAGTTAGTGATGCTTATATTGAAAGCACTACAGGTATTAAGCCAGTTAGGAACAGCAGTAGCATTATCGTTTAAGGATTAAGCAATGCCCTATGTACCAGGTGGAACAAGTCAAGGCGACAGCGGACTAGCAGAAGTAAAAGATGTTTACGCTGCCAGTAATGTCTACATCAATAATGTATTAGTAGCATTATGGCAACCACCGGGTCAAAGCGCCGCAAGCAGTTCGTTGTCTTTTAAAATTCCTGAAAGCACATTGTTTTCTCGTCCAGATAGTCCGCAAGCCAAAGATCAACATCCTTACACACCACCCCCTCCAGGACAAGCACCCACTCCTGCACAAAATGCAGAGATTGGCGTCAAACCCAGCACACCCGGAGATACTCAAGCTCCTCCCATCGAAGACCAACCCCCAACGAAGTGCGAAGGCGGCAAGCCAAATGTATTAGGTTTCTTATCCAAATGTTTAGAAGAAACAAAGACAGGTACTTGGAGAGAAACCGGACAAGGCGGTAAACCAAGCAATCCTAATATACTAGGAATTTGGAAAAACATTGGTTTAGGCTTTAATAGCGATCAAGTTCCTTGGTGTGCTGGTTTTGCTTGTTTTGCTATGAAACAAAGCGGATTGAAATGGATAAGAGAAGCAGGTGCAAAGAACCTTGCAAATAAGCTGGCCACCGGGTCAGTGGATTCGGGATATAAAGAAGTTTCTATAAGTGAAATGAAGCCTGGCGACTTAGTATTATGGGGAACAGGGCATGTTAATTTCTGTTATACTGCCAGCGGTGGAAAATATACATTTGTTGGCGGAAATCAAATGCCAGGCAGAGCAGCAGAACCTCCTGTTCGAGATCCCAACAACGACGGTGATGTAACAGTTAGTTGGCCTAGCGGCTGGACGCCAAGTAGAGGTGGCATTACTAAAGTGGTTAGATTAGACTGTTAATTTCCTGATAAATATTTAGGAAATTAAACTATGGCTAATATTGCACCTATACAAGCTGGTCCTGTAAAGATCACCTTCCCAACAAACTTACCTAAAAATGAAAAGGACCTTATCTGTATGCTTTTGGCAGGCAGACTTAAGGATCTTCTCAACGGTAAACTAATTTGTGCTCAATTAGCTGTAGACGATCTTATCAAAGATGCAACAGGCGTAAGTGCTTTAGGAGAAATTAAGTCAGCTTTAACTGAAGCCAAGGCAGCACTGACTGCATTACAAAAAAACAGTAGCTACACTGACATTTTAAACAATGTCAATAAAGGCTTGAATACTATAAACACTGTTTTTAGTCTCGGCGGTCTTTGCCCTAGTCCTGTACATGCACCTAAGATTCCAGATGTGCTAGGTCAGCTCAATATGAATTTAATGGGACAGGCCAATGATATTTTAAATGCTTTAACAAAAGTTGCTAACCCAAGTATGTGTTTGGGAGGAACACCTGGCGGCGGATTTGGCGTTAACTGGAATAGCCTAACCGGTGACTTAAAGAATTTAAAACGAGCAATAAATCAATTTAAACAAGACCCTGCTCGTTTCAATCAAACCATCAAAGCATTTGAAGCCAATCTTAAAGGACAAGTAAAAAGAATGAAGTCTGAAATAAACAGACTTCAAAAGAATCTAGCAGACCCTTTAGGTATCAATGAAAGGCGAAGAACTGTTCAAGCACTGTCTGCGGCAAAAAATGTCAGTGATGGTTACAAAGTAAAAGACAAGCGAGGAATTCAACAGCCAGTATTAAAATCTATGGTTCCAGCAGATGTCGAACATGTTTTAAATAGAACCGACGCACTTAGCACAACTCCTGTTTTATACGCAACAAGACCTGTTTTAGATTATTGCGGCGATGTTGTTGGCTATGAAAAATATGCAGTGTCCGGCGACCCTAATTACATAGGTTGGGATACAAATCCCGATGCAAACAACGGCGATAATCCAACTGAGCTTCCTTTGCCAACACAAGCCGAGTATGATTATTTGTTTGTAAAATCAGATACAGGACAGATAAAAGTCTACGATACCGCAGGCAATAGTGTAGAAAAGATAACCCTAACCCGAGGAAATCAGTATAGAATCGGAATAGAATTAGATGCTAGCCAAGGTATAAGATTTTACAAACAAAATAATGATCCATGGAATGAAGGCATAACTTATACAAGAGGTTATGGTAACGAAATACAAGTAATTGAACCCGATGAAAGTTTTAATGATTATTTTACAAACGGTGAAATTGACTGGGCAGTACTAATTGAAAGTCCTTCGACACCTGACAGCCTTCATTGGCGTAGTGCAGATGGCACAACTGGACAAATAGAAGTCGCTGGACCTACAAGTATTCCTTTCAAAGACAGGGTCTACGATATTTCTATGGCTGTAAAAAAGGGTTCTTTAAATATTAAGACAACAGAACAGGCAATACCCGACTCGACAGAAAAAATTAAATTTGAACAATTAGTTACAACACGCCGATATAAAGCTAAAACAGTTCGATATAATGCTAGCGGCGGCACCGTTGTAACTAATACCAACGAGATTCCATTCGGACTAGACGGATATTTTGTGGAACCAGACTTAGAAGCAAATGAACTGACTTCGACAGCAGGAAACAAAATAATTAAAACTGTTTTAAATTTTGAAAATGGAAAATACTTAATAGTCAAGCGTTATGTCAGTGACGACAATGGTTACGAATTTAAAAAATTAAGTGTTTTTGTTTCTCCTAGTAAAAATGAAAATGATGCCGAATCTTGTATTTTAGTCAACTACAAAGATCCTATAAGTTTATTAAATTCTTC